TAATTGGATAGATTTACATGAAATATATTTAACAATTTTAAAATTATGTAATTTATTATCATTATATGCTTGTAATCTATTTTTTAAGTTTATAGCTTTACCTACAGTGTAAATTCCATCTTTTTCTGATTCTTCAGATGTTGCTAGATAAACAACATTTTTACCTTCAACTACTTGTGTTTCTCTTTGTAATTTTTTAATACGATTATTTTGTTCTTCTAAAATACTTTGTTTTTTATCTAATTCATTTTTTTGTTCTTCTAATTCTTTTTCTTTTTTATTTAACTCTTCTTCTTGAAGAAGAAGCTTCTTTTTATATTCATCTTTTTTTCTAATTGAAGGTAAAATATCTTCACAAATCCAATCTTGGAATTTTTCAGCAACTGGTTTATTTGAACGCATTATTAATTTATAAAGTCCTGATTCATTAACTGTAATCATAGTTTGATTTTTAGATTTTGTTTTTATGATATCTACAGATTTCCATTTGTCAGGGATATTTCTTATAGCATTAGTAACATTTGATAATTCTAACATATCACAAATATCTTTTACAACAAAAAATGGATTTTCAACAGTGCCAACAACACGTACATTTTCATTTTCAAAATAACTTTTAAAATTATCTTCGTTCATTTTATATTATAAATATCTTTTTAAATAAGAATTAAAAAAAATAAAGACTTCAAATATTTTAATGTGTTAAAATATTTGAGGTCTTAAAATATTTTAACACCTCAAATATTTTAATTCAACATTTACCAAGCATTTGCAGGTTTTTCCAGGTCATAAAAAAATAATGCAGTTCCTCCATATCCTACAAAGGTTTTCCAACCTAATTCTTCTAATTCTTTAATAATGACTTCACTATATTCTTCTGTTTTTTTTATATTAAAGACATGAACACGGTTAAATAATTCTAGATCAAAAAAATCGTTTTGTTTATTCTGCAAGATCTGTAAATACACCTGTCTTCTTAATTCTTTTAATAAAATCTTATCAAGTTCTTCTGAAAAAGTAGAAGAATCTCGTACATGTTCAGGAAAGTGATCCATTTTTATAATGAAAAGATAGTTTTAAATTTAGATTTTCACTATAAAATTGAAAAATAAAAATGAGACTAATTAAATTATAAATCATGCAAGCCTTAACCCCTCAACAAATTGAAAGTATATGCAATCGTATCCCTATCAACCCTTCTTTACCTAAAAAAGTTGGTGAATCAATTGCTGAAAAGATACGTAAAAAATTAAGAAATGATCTAGTACATGTTAAACTTTACCCTCAAATGTTTGAAGCATACCAAAAAGAAATTTTACACTATTATCATACCACTTTAGTCCAAGCAGGTGAAGCAGTAGGTATTATCACGGCCCAGAGTATAGGCGAGCGCCAGACGCAAACAACACTTTCGTCCTTCCATAGCACTGGTCTTACAATAAAAACTGTAAGCGTAGGTGTCCCACGATTTAGCGAGTTGTTAAATGCAACAAAAGAGCCAAAGATGGTGAATTGTCTCATTTATTTGAATAAAGATTTTGGGGAGATTTCAGAGATACGTGATTGTATTGGAAATTCATTTACGGAGATTACGTTAAAACGTTTGGTAAAATCGTATGAGATTATGAATGGACCGTTAGAGGAATGGCATAATCTTTTTTGTAATGTTTTTAAAGTTAAAAAAATATTGAAAAAACGAATTCGATTTTTTTTGAGTATTGATATGATTTATGAATATAAAGTGAAAATGAAATTAATTAAAAAAAAAATTGAAGAAACTAATCCATCTATGACTGTTTTATATACACCTGAATCACTTGGAATTATTGATATCTTTATTGAAGAAAAAAAATTAGAAGAAAAAGAAGAAGAACAGGAAGAAGAAGAAGAAGAAGAAGAAGAAGAAGAAGAAGTAGTTATAGAAGAGGAAGAGGAAGATGAAGATGATGATGAAGAAAAAGTAAAAGAAGTAAAAGATGTTAAATTAGTAAAAATTGTTGTAGAGAAGGATAAGATTCCATATTATGTTGAGGAGATGATTATTATAGAAGATAAGATTATTCCTTCTTTATTGAATTTAAAGATTTCTGGAATTTCTAAAATTAAAGAGATTTTTTTTGAGAAACGTAAAATGGATAATGAAGACAAATGGATTATTACTACAGAAGGTAGTAATTTATATGGTCTATTTACACATTCACTTGTAAATAAAAAAAAAACATTATGTAATAATATGTGGGAAATTTATAATGTTTTTGGTATTGAAGCAACTAGACAATTTTTAATTGATGAGTTTATGGATGTAGTGACAAGTGATGGGACTTTTGTAAATAAAAGTCATGTTGAATTATTAGTGGATATGATGGTTTATACAGGAACAATTATATCAATTAGTAGATATGGACAGAAGAAAGTTGGTTCAGGTCCTTTATCAAAAGCATCATTTGAAGAGAGTTTAGAAAACTTTTTAAAGGCAGGTTTAAATGGAGAGAAAGAGACTACAGATGGTGTATCAGCTAGTATTATTTTAGGAAAATTACCAAAGACGGGTACAGGTGTTTTTGATCTTAAAGTAGATCTTGATAAAATTAGAAATAAAGTAGATAATATCGATATTATTACACCTTTACCTAAGAAAACGAAAAAAATAAATTCATTATTTTTGTGACGATGCTACTTTGTAATTTATATATTTAATATATAAATTATCTTATAAATAAAATGAGTGATGATAGCAATTTTGATACAGAATCAGAACCAGAATCAGAATCAGTCTCAGAACCAGAATCAGAATCAGTCTCAGTCTCAGACATAGATTTAGATTCTGAATCTAAGAGTCCTGAGAAGACTGTTAAGAAGACTGTTAAGAAGACTGTTAAGAAGAGTAAGAAGAGTAAGAAAGATTTATTAAAGATGAAATTACCAGCTTTACATACACTTGTTAAAAAGGCATTAGATAATAATATAAATGTTTTTGATAGAGATGGAAATCCGTTAAGTCAGATTAAATTATATAGAAAATTAAAGATTTTACATGTATATGATAAAGTTAAAGAGGATAAGAAAAGAGTATTTACAACGAAATTAAAGAAGAAAAATGTAGATGAATTATTAAAACTTCTTGAGAAGAAGGAAGAGACCAAAAAAGCGATGTTTAGAAAAGATTTCTTTAAAAAAGAAGAGATTAAACGTTATGATTTTTTATTTAATCTTTATCATCTAGATCAGATTGATGATGAAAAAGTAGTAGAAATAATGGATAATACTGATATGAAAGAAGAAGAAGATAAAGAGATAAAAGATTTATTAGAAAAGGTAGAAAAAGAAAAAGATGAAATGACTAAATTTAATCTTTTAGATAAGATTGAAATGTTAAAAGTAAGAAATGAAAGAATAAAAGAGGAACAAGTATTTTTAGAAGAGATAATTCCTACACGTCAACGATTTGTGGATCTTTTATTAAGTGTTAGAGAGGATTTAAGAAGAGATGTTATTCATAAATATATTCAACAGGATAATCCATTATCTTTTTATAGTATTCTTTTATTACATCGATGTATGGGGTCTAAAGATACTGAAAAGGATATTCTTGTGATGAAACAGATCGAAGAGTCGTTACAGACACCTGAAGAGAAGAAGAGAATTAATGCATTAGCGTTATCAATGTTAAAATCTGGTGATGTTGAGGAAAAGATTGAGAATGTTCAACGATTACAAGAAGTATTAATTGATATACCACGATTAGAAAGATTATTGGAGAAAGAAGAAGAAGAAGATAATATTACAGATTTACAAAAACAGATAGATAGTAAGAAGAATCAAAAAGATTTATTAGTAAAATTATTAAAAAAGAAGAATACATTTGATCAGACAGATATGATTCGTCAACAGATTTCTAAATTAATGGGAGAATTAATGATACCAGATGATCCAGAGAAGAAAAGACAGATAGATGAATTAAAAATATGTATTTATTATTTATCACTTGATGTGTTTACATTAAATAAATCGGAATCACCAGATACCATTTATGGTTTATATTTAGTAAAAGATCCATTTTCTAGTAATTTAGAAGAAACTGAAGAGATAGAGATGAAAGAAAAGGTAGATATTAAAAAATTAAAAAAATATTTAGAGAATGAATTAGAATTATTAGAGAAAGTAAATGAAATTTTATCATTTGAACATTGTGTAGAGATTAAAGAATTGAAAAAAGAATTTCTTAAAAAACATCCATATGTTATAATGAAAACAATTCGTTATATGATTGGAAAAGTGTTGAGATCAAAAGAGTCACGACAAGTGGTTGATCTTGTTCAACAAATGATTGAATTACAAAAATTAATTCATGATAAATCAAAAACAATTATTGATGATTTATCAGGACAAATCCAAGTATTAGTAGATGGATGTGGTTTAATAGAGGATCAAAATAAAAGATTATTAATTAATAAATTACAAGAATTAGAAAAGAATATTGTTGAAAGTGATAAACGAGTAAAATATATTGATTTAGAGATTGATCAGTTTATGGTTGGTGGATATACAAAAGAAAGTTTAGAGAAACAGAAAGAGAATCTACTTGAAAAATTAAGATTATATAAAGGTAGAAATAAACAACAATTGGTAGATCGAATAGATAAAATTACACAAAAATTGGGAGAGTTTGATGATGAGTATGTTCAGTTTTTATCAATAAAGAATAGAATATTATCATCAGCTTATAATACTGAATCTGAGATAAAATTGATTGATGAGATGGTTAAGACATTTCCATTTATGGAAATTGGAGAATTTAAAAAGTATAAAACATTATTTTCTGAAGAATTAGAAGTTAAATTTGTAAATGATGAATATTTTGATTTATCAAAGAAAAGATATAAACTTCAACAAAAAATAGATCAAACTGTTCCTGAAGAAAAAGTAAAGATATTAAAACAACAAATGACTTTATTAGAAGAACAAATGAAAACATATGATGAAGATATTATAAAGAATAGTAGAGAACACTATAAAAGATTAAAAGATTTGAATGATATAATTGCTATGAAAATAGATGAATTTAAAGATACAATATTTGATATTTTAAAATCTAGAAAAGAAAAAGTAAAACAGACATTTATTTTACCTGTAAATGATTGTTTACCAAATTACTTTAAAAAACCTTGGATTAAGAATTATAGTGGTAGATTTTTTGTATATTTTGTTGGAGATATACCTGAACATTGTATATTAAAAAATAAAGTTGTTATTGATGGTATAACATATCATGAAGGAACAAGATATTTAGATATTTTATTATGTTCAAAGAAACAAGATGATGATATGATCACAATTAATGTGAATGAAAAAGAGTATCAGTTACATGTTTTATATAAAGTTAAAGAAAATTTTGTAAGAGATAATGAAGTATCATATTCAAATGAAAAGAAATGGAAAGATAAACAAAGTGAAACAGTTGAAAATAAGATTGAAGAATATTTAGAAAGTACAGTAAAGGATGTAACAAGACGATTTTTATCTAAATATTTTACAAAGAAATTATCTAATTATTTTGAGGAGAAACAATGTGTTTTTATTGTTAATAAGATACTTGATTTATTTAATGATAAAGATAAAGTCAAGGATGTTATATTGAGATTTGGTAGTTTACTTATTTTTCTTGATCCATATTATATGAAAGAAGAAGCAAAAGTGTTTAATAAACGTTTAGAGAGTGGATATGTAAATTATGATCAAATTATTGAATTTACACCTGATTTAATTTTATTTGAATTATATGAGAATATGAAATTATTAACATCAAAGAAAAAGGTTTCAGAGATTATTCTTGCTATTCGTGAAAATAAAAAGATTGATTTTTCAATAGATGAAAAATTTTCTAATGTAATAAAAGAATTAAAAGACTTGGAAAGTTCATATCAAATGCAAAAAATAGAAATAGAAGAAAAATTAGAACAAAAGGCTATTGTTGCACCAAGAATGATGACATTAGAAGAAAATAAGAAATTTATTGGAGAGCAAGCTTTTATTTTTCAACAAGAAAAACGTAAAATGGATGAGTTAGATAAAGCAAAGTATATTGATGATATACAAATGATTATTTTAAAATATCCAGAATTTTTTGATTATTGTATAGAACAATTACATATTTTATATGATATGGGTAAAGTCAAAGTTAAAGTTGAACAATCATTACGTGAGTTTTTATACAAGACTGTATATGATATTTTATTATCAAGACGTGTTATTTTACATCAAGAACAGTTAAAACCTTTTCAAAAGATAAAGGTATATAAAACATTATCTAAAAAAGATTGTACAAATGATATACCAGAAAATGATATTGTATATTATATAGAAGATGGTGAATTATATTGTTTTTCAATTCGAAAATTAATAGAAGAACAAATTAAATTTAATGAATTTACTAAAAAACCATTTTCAGAAGAATTCTTATCCTTTTTAGGATTATTAAAAATTTCTAAAAAAGAAGAAGAACAACAGGAACAAGAAGATGAAGAACTAAAAGATAAATTATCATTACTTTATTCCCAAATCATTTTAGTGGATGAAATTTTATTAAAAAATGATCCAGAATTTAAAGATATATATGATCAAGAAGTATTAGAAAATAAAAGTATAGTAAACTATTATTTATTTGAAGCAGAATTGAGATCCATTACAGATTCTGAATTTGAAAAAGCATTAAAGAAAAAAGAGTCTACTTCGTCAGAGTCAGAGTCTACTTCGTCAGAGTCAGAGTCTACTTCGTCAGAGTCAGAGTCTACTTCGTCAGAGTCAGAGTCTACTTTGTCAGAGAGAGAGTCAGAGTCAGAGTCTATTGAATTATAATATAAATATGATTTTATAAATATAAAATATTTATAAAAAAAATGGATTCGTTCAAGATATTTGATGAGTTTAATCAGAATGATGATTCGTTTTCTATTGTAGAGGAAATATGTGATCATATTGATATTGTGAATGATAATGGTATTGTTTCATGTATAGATTGTGGGATTGAGTTATCAAAGATTGTTTCTTATGAGAAAGATTGGAGATATTATGGTAGTGATGATACACGTAAAAATTCTGATCCAAATCGTTGTCATATTCGAAAGATAGAAGATAAAAGTATTTTTAAAGATGTTGAGAATTTTGGATTTTCGGAAAAAATAGTAAATACTGCAAATGATATGTATATTAAAGTTACAGATGGAAAAATATATCGAGGGAGTTCAAGAAAAGCTATTATTTTTGGATGTATTTTTCATTCTATTAAATTAAATGGAAAGATGTTTAGTTGTGAATCTCTTCGTTCTATTTTTAATTTAGAAAAAAAGATTATTTTAAAAGGTCTTAAACATGTTAGTTTAAATTCACCTAAAAATGATCTTTTTATTAATCGATATATTACACCGATTGAATTAGTAAATGAATATATTACAAAATTTACACATGTAGAAGAAGACAAAAATGAAATTGAGAAAATTTATGATAAAATTAAAAATAAGAGTAGTATTATTAATCGTTCAAGACCACAAAGTATTGCAAGTTCTCTTATTTATTATTATTTTTGTGAGAAAAATGGTTCAAATAATTTTTCAATCAAAGATTTTATTAAAAAGATTAAATTGAGTGAACTAACAGTTCATAAAATTTCAAAAGAAATTAAACGTGTTTTATCACTAGTATAATTCTTTTATTTTGTCATTTTCATATATAATATATGATATTTCATCTTTATTTTGAACTTTAAATAAGCCATTCTTTTTTCCATTTATAAAGTAACCTTTATAAATGAAACCATTTGGTGTTTTTATTTCACCTTTTCCATGTAAAATGTATTCATTTTTATTTAAAAAAACTCCTGAATAGATTATACCATTTTTATCAGTGATTGTATCAGTCATTTATTTAATAAATATTCTTTTAATTTAATTATAAAGGAATTATAATTAATAAAATGGAAGTCAAAGAAGAATCAAAAGAAGAATTATTAGTAAAATTATTTCCACATCAGATTGTATCTGTAAATAATATGGAAAAACTTGAAAAATTTAAAAGAATTACAATTAATTCTTCTATTTCTTGTGAAACAGATTTTGGAATTCTTGGAGATATACCAGGATATGGTAAAAGTTTTAGTATTGTTTCATTGCTTTTAAATGATAAAATGGAATGGAATGTTAAAGAAGAATATATTAAGAATCATGTATGTATTTATAATGATTCGGTAAAGACAATACAGACTGTTATTAAGAAAAAAACAAAAACAAATTTAATTTTATGTTCTGTATCGATTCTTAAACAGTGGTTATTTTATTTATCAAAGGCACCTAGTTTATCTGTATATGAGATTTCTACAAAAAAACATATTAGTGATTTTAAATTGGATAAATATGATGTTGTTTTGGTGAGTTCAACTCGTTATAATGAATTTATTAATTATATCGGTGATAATATTGTTTGGAAACGTTTTATTTTTGATGAAGCATCAAATACGTTTATTACTGCGATGAAACCTATTCATTTTGGATTTATGTGGTTAGTAACAGCAAGTTATCAATATTTATATTCAATTAAAGGTAATCATACTCATTTTATTAAAAATTTTTTTAGAATAATACCTTATCATTTATTATCTTATTTTGTGATTAAAAATAGTGAAGAGTTTATTAAACAATCATTTTATATGCCAAGTGTTGAAACTATATTTCATGAATGTATGAATCCAAGAGTACTTTCTATTTTACGAAATCATATTGATCAAGAAACACATACTATGATTAGTGCAGGTAATATTAAAGGTGCAATTACACGTTTAGGTGGTAATGTATATAGTACAATAAATTTGATTACTATTGTAAAGGAACGTAAACAGGAAAAGATAGTAACATGTAAACAATCAATTGATTTTTGGGAACGTCGAAATAATAAGAAAGAGGTATATAATTGGACAAAACGATTAGAGGAATATGAGAATGAGATGAAAGAGATTGAAGAAAAATATAAAAATATGTTAAAAGATGATTGTAGTATTTGTTATGATCAGATTAATAATCATACGATGGTTTCATGTTGTCAGAATATATTTTGTGGACAATGTATTATTAAATGGTTACATACGAATAAAAATACTTGTCCATTATGTAGACATATATTAAAACCTTCTGATATGTCTTTTATTGGGGATGAAGATAAAGAAAAAAAGGAACGTAAAAAACCTAAAAAAGAAATGGTAATTGAAATTATTAAAGAATGTATTCAAAGAAATAGAAAAGTGATTGTCTTTTCATCATATGATGAAACATTTGATATTATTCGAAATGATCTTGATGAAAATAATATTCCATTTATTGAATTATCTGGAAGATTATCTGTACGTGTATCTAAACTTGATCAATTTACAAATGGAAATGTACATGTTATTTTTTTAAATTCAAGATTTAATGGAGCTGGTATTAATCTTGAACAAACAGATGATATTATTTTATATCATCAAATGGGAGAAGAACTTAAAAAACAAGTTCTTGGAAGAGCTTTACGTATTGGAAGAAAAGATACTCTTATTGTTCATGAATTTAAAGAATAATTATTTAAAGAATCATTACTATATATAAGTTTAATTATGGGTAACTATTTAACAAGACAACGAAAGTATTTTACGATTCATCTAAAACCAAATACTATCATTCATATTAATCAAGCATATTGTTATACATGTCATCGATTATTGGTAGATAAAGATGTATGTAAATGTGGAAATGTTGAAGTTTATGGAGAATCAAAATTTCTCGGAAGAAAAGTAGCAGATATGAAAAAGTATTGTGATTATAGTTTGATTGAATATAAAGGTAAATTATAAATTTTAAATTAAATTTATAATTAAATTAATTAGTTTTATAAATTAAATCAAGTTTTATAAATTTTAAATTAAATTAAATTTAAAATTAATTAGTTTTATAAATTTTAAATTTAATTAAGTTTTATAAATTTTAAATTAATTAGTTTTATAAATTTTAAATTTAATTAAGTTTTATAAATTTTAAATTTAATTAAGTTTTATAAATTTTAAATTAATTAGTTTTATAAATTAAATCAAGTTTTATAAATTTTAAATTAAATTAATTAGTTTTATAAATTTTAAATTAAATCAAGTTTTATAAATTAAATCAAGTTTTATAAATTTTAAATTAATTAGTTTTATAAATTTTAAATTAAATTAGTTTTATAAATTTTAAATTAAATTAAATTTAAAATTAAATTAGTTTTATAAATTTTAAATTTAATCAAGTTTTATAAATTAAATCAAGTTTTATAAATTTTAAATTAATTAGTTTTATAAATTTTAAATTAAATTTACATACTTTTATCAATAAAGTATAAATATTTAAAAGCTTGTGCTTGGATAATAACATCACATAAATCATCTTTCTTTTTAGAAGAGGTGATTTCTTCGATGGTATCAAAATCATTACGTTCGGTTAGTATACCATATGCAGTTTCAATAGACCATTTTTTTCTTGCTGGTTTATCGATATTTTTAAATGATATTTTTGATCCTTTTTCGATTTTTATTTTTTCAGAGCCAAGTACTTGAGTTTTATGATAACTAGGAAATTCGATTACTTTTTTAACACGTCCATATTTAATCATGAAATAAGATTCACAGTGTTGACCTAGTTTTAATGCCATAGTATTAATTTTTGTACCGAATGCCATTTGTTGTTCAATAATAAAGATATCTACTTTATCCCAATATTCTTTATATTGATCTAACATTTCAGTTAAATTATGACATAGATCACTATCAAAATATTTTTTTTTATCAGTGTCAGTTGTAATATCTACATTTTTTAAAAGAATTTTTGTTCCATTTGAGTATACAGATCGTAATAAATCACTAAATTCATTTTTACAAGTTCCATTTGGATTATATCTATCTTTTTTAATAATATTAGGATGATCTATAGGTTGTATTTCTTCAATATAGAATGAAAAGTTTTTTTTACCGATATCAAATGAAGCAATCCACATAAAATTGAATTTATTATATTATAGTTTAATCTTTTTAAATCATGTCTATTTCATTTTTTAAGATTCCGATTTTGGTAGATGATCATTTTTTATTTGATATTCTTTTACCAAAAGAGATGAATGAACATTCAATTTTGATCATTCTAAGTCTTTTATCAAAAATCCGTCAACTTTTTTATAATGAAAAACATATTGATCGGATTTTATCTGAATTTTTAGATTCTCAACCTTTTACTGTTTTTAATTATTTACTTTTAAAAGAAAAAGATGATATTAATGTTGTAAGTCCTCTTAAAATAATTTCTATTGGAGATAAGAAATTTAGTTTAAATAATCAAGAACATAGCGATTTTTATTTTCATACTGTATTATGCATTCATTTATTAAATTATTATAAATAATTTAATTTACTTTAAAAAAACTCGTTTATAAATCTTAAAAAAGGAACGAATATTTTGAGAATTCATAGACATCTTGTACATTACATCAAATGTTACTTTACGATTTTCTCGATCTGCCCAAAACCAATCATGTACATTTTTAAGAATAGACCATTCTTCTTTTAAACAAACCATCTTTTCTTTTTTAATAAACTTTTTGAAATAAAGATTATGTAAATACTTTGCAATTTTAAATGTAAAGTTTGTATACATATCTTTTTTATCCGTAAAAGTAGGATATACTTCTAAAAACATTTTTAATAAAAGTTCTGATGAAGGATTCATAAGTAATTCTAAATAACGATAGTTTAAATCTGGTTCATTATTTCGAATTTTAGAATAGTTCTGATATCTAGTATTTACTACTTTAAAATGTTTACCTGAACCATCCTTTTTAAAACCAATTACTCCTTGATATAAAAATGGATGAACAGATTTTACATGTTGAGTAATTTCATCCATTGATGAGAATGATAATTCTTGTTGTTTTTGTACACCAATATCAACAGATATATCAAATGTTTGATTATTCAATAATGTACCAATATGATATACAGTCATCTTTTGAGGAGGGTGTGACACAATACGAGTATATTTTGTATTTCGAACTAGAAAAAAATAAACATGATATTGATCTAATCGTCCTGTTAATTCTTCAAATGAACAATCCAAAGATTTTAGAAAAATTTCTCCAAATGTATCATCACTTCCCCAACGACTTTTAAATGCATCTAGTTTTCGATGAGTACTAAGATACCATTTTTGATGATAAAACATTCGTAAAAGAGTTCCTTCTTCAGAAGGAAAAAATGTATAATCATTTGTATCAAATTGTGATAGATCAGAATCTTCGTTATATTCAGGTGTAAAACCTAAAGAAGATGCTACTAAAACAGAATGATTAAATACTAAACCACGATAAGCTTTTAGTTCATCTGAGTCTTCCATATCACATGATTTATAGGAATAAATTTGTAATTCAGTATTATCATCTGTTTTATCAATAAATGGAGTTAAATGAAAGAGATTTTCAGGTAAATAAAAAGATTCAGTCATGATATTATATATAAATATATTTCTATAAATCATAAATAAAAAAAAATAAATCTAATAATAAATGTCTCGATCTTTTACTTTAGATGTTAATGGTGTAGAAAAAGGTCGTTATTTATGCAGTGCTCCTGCAAACGCTGCTAAAAAAGCTTTTAATGAACTTCTTCGTAGTTCAAAAAAAAGTAAGAGTCTCTCTAAGTCTAAAAAAGTCAGTAAAGTAATCACTTTAGTTGAGACTACTCAAGGAAAAAGTCGTAAAAAATATGTCTATAAAGTAACTCGAAGATTATTAAAAGAACCTAGAAGAGTTATGAAGGATGGAGTCGAAATTATTTTTAAATATGAAACTGATGCTAAAAGACAATAAGATAAAATTGAATTTTTATTTTATAAAATTATTAAAATAAAAATGAATTTAGAACGTAAATCACGTCAATTCAAGTCATTCTTGGAGGATACTCATAATAAGATTAATCTTAAATATGATCATGATCTTCCTAGAGTAACACACTTATATGGAGAAAAAAGAGAAATTGCAAAGACATCACTAGATATTTTAAATAAATATAAAAAGAAATTTTATGATATTCGAGGTACAGATATTGAATCTATTTTTTGTGAAGCTAATGATTCTGAAAGATTTGGAGCATCATCATATAAAAAACATATGAAACCAAATATGATTCGAGAGTTTGAAAATTCTTATAAAACATTAACAACAATCTTAAATATTGATGTGTTTTTTGGACTTCAACAATTACCTGTCATCCAGAATAATGGATTTGTTAAATATTTAGGAGAAAAGAAAGAAAAGAAAGTAGTAGAAGAAGAAGAAGAAAAAGAAGTTAAAAAAGAGCGTATTATTTTACCACCTGTTCCAAAGTCAAATGATGCTTGGACAGATGAACCATTTGTTTCACCTCTTTTATATACTATAAAAGCATATTTTCCGATGACAAAAGAAACAATTTATTTTTAATTTAAATAATAATTTTAAAGATAAAATGATTATCATTTATTTTTTATGTTTTATTGTTGTTATTATTAGTTGTATCTATTATAAAAAAATAGAACGTATTTATTCATGTTATAAGATTTTTAAAAATACAGTTGATCCTGGAAATAAGAAGAATTGTTGTCAATTATTTTATAATATATGTAGTGTTGGTTATTGTTTATTTTTTCCATCTAAACCTTTGATGAAATTTAAAAAACATATTAAAATTCCATATGAATATCGAGATAAAAAGTATTTTTATTTATTAAAGGTAAAACACAAGTTACCTATTGAGTCAATTATAGATGAAAATGGTAATGATATCATGGAAGATATCTATCCATATTTAGGTCCAAATATAGATTGTCATGGAACAGATATTTATCCTTCTGATTTTGGACTAAAAAAAGTTATTATCAAAGATATGAATGATAATGAGTATTGTTTTGAAGAGGATCAACAAATTAAAATTTAATTTAATTTTATAAAATTAAATTAAAAATTTTGTAACATTGTAATATTATGATCGCCATAATACCAATCAAATAAATCTGGATTATTTTTGTAAATATAAAGCCATATATTAACTTCCCATGTTAAACATTTTTCTTTTTCAAATAACTCAATCATCTTTTCCATTTCATTTGAGAATGTAATTAATGAGTTTTTATCTCCACAAAATAATCCTCCACAAAAAGCCCATAATGGATATTCTAGTGTAAATTTTACTTCTAAAGGATTAATAGGTCCAGGAATTCTTATTTTATTAGATTGATATGAGTTTATTTTTTCTAGATTATATTCATCTTTTATAATATGTAGAATACCAAAATCAATCCAACAGAAATGTGTTTCATCTTTTATAATTTCAATTGCTTTTTTTATAAAAAATGTTTTGCTACACATGATAGATAAATAATAGAGAGTATCTTTTTCTATATTTCTAAAATATGGTAATTTTGTATTTTCATTAAATTTTGAAAAAATAGGTAATTCAGATAGTTCAATAATATAAAATAAAACATTATCATTTTTTATATCTAATAAGTCATGTGATTTTTTATCAATAAAAACAATAAAAGAATAAGGATTTGATAATAATTGTCTACCTTTTTCAAGATAAAAATTAATATTTTTATGATCTGGACGTTTTTCGTTTTTATTTAAATTAATGAATGATGTAACAAATAACATTTTTAATTTAGCTAAATATTTAAAATCCAATTTTTTGTAATGATGAAATTAAATAATTTATATCAAGAGTTTTTTCTTTTTGAATTTGTTTTTTAATGGATTTAATATTTCGTTGAATCTTTTTTCTGATTTTTCTACGATCTTTTTTAATTGTAATATGACTCCAGTCTTTTTTTTCTAATTCTTTTAAACGATCTTCAAGACTTTTTACTGTAACTTTTTCAAATTGAAGAATCAAAGAGTCCATATTTTTATAGAAATATATTCTTATAAAAATGAATTAATTAATTTATTTTTAATGAAATATAAATTGACATGGAATATCTAGATCTTTTTTTTCAAAAGTCAATCCAAAATCATATTGATTTTATTAAATTAAGTAAAAAAAAATCATTCTTTGTTTTTGAAATTAAAAATGGGATAAATGATTCTGTTATTGAATATCTTGAAAAATCATTAAAAAAGAAAACTCTATCGATAACAACATCTATGTCTAGTTGTGGTTATATAAAAGAAAATAATAAACTTATTAAAAAAGAAGTATCATTTGAAACAGGAGATTTACAATTACAATATGATATTGTTTTATCTGGTTATAGTTTATATGAAGAGATAAAAGATCATAAACAATGGTCAGATGATGATAATGAAGAACAAAAACAAATGAAATTTTCAAAATCAGTTACAAAAGAAATTATCGTATTTGAAAATGAGTTCTTTAACGTGACAATTTCATCTTTTATAATTATTAAAACTAAAATTTCAACAAATAAAGATGCTTTAATATTTATAAAACTTTTAAAAGAATTTTTAAAAACATTTTCAGTGTTTCCAATCATGACATTAGAAAAAGAAAAAAAAGTACGAGAAAAATTAAAACCAATGAAACTTGAAAATATTTCTCCTTCTGTACTTAACTATACCTATATTTCTGATCCTAAAGTAAATTCTTTATCTATTGTTATTAAAGATTATCTTTATACACTACCTGTTTATCGAATTACTGTTGAAGGTATTTTATATCATTTAGATTGTTATAATAATCTTACAATGATTTCAAAAACAGATAAAGAATATATTGATCAAGGATTTTTTAATTTAAAAACCTTTAAAATAATTGATATTGAAGAGTATCCATATACATCAAATACAGTTAGTGAAAATGATGCTTTATTGTATATAAATGATAAGGAAAATGGATTTGAAATATATACACATGGAAAAAATATGTATACGGATAAAATAATAAATAATGTTTTTAAAAGACAAACGTATCAAAAAACAGATAAAATCAATTTATTTAATTTTATTTTGTCAAGAAATGCAATGAAAGTAGAAAAGATAAAAGAAGTTGATTCAATCTTAAAAATTTATACACAACGAATGATCATAAAACGTGTATGTAATCATATTGATGTTGATTATTTACTTTCATTATCTCCAAAAATAAAGAAAGAAATTAAAGAACAATCTGAAAAAATAACAAATAATTGGATGTCTGAATATTTTATTAATATGTTATCAATATCTTATGATGAATCAAATCCTATTATATTTAAAATAGATGATTCTAAATTATCAGATATTATAATCAAAGAAACACATTTAAATTTAGAACAAGAATTAGAAAATGAAAAAAAACAAATTGATGTATTTCATAATTATCGTAAAGATAAACAAAAATTTGAATATTATACATCTTCTACAAAACTACTTGATCAATTAAAATTTTATAGTAGTAAAGAAGTTCAAAAACGTGTTCATATTAAAGGATCTATTACAAATGCTTGGATGAAATGTTGGGAAATGATACAAACTTTTAATCTTGTCCCAAAAGATCATACCGATAAATTTACTATTTTTTGTAATGCAGAATTTCCAGGAGCTTTTATTCTTGCTTTAAATCATTATATTAAAACAAGTACTCCTGTTAAAAAGTTTGAGTGGTATGCAAATAGTTTATGGCCTAGTGCTACAAATAAGGAAATTTTAAAAGATTCATTTGATTTATATAAAAAATATACCAATCGTTGGTTAATGAATCCTGAAAATGGAGGAAGTGTAATTGATCCAAAAATGATTCAAATTATTAAAGACCGTTTATATGATAAAGTTGATTTATATACAAGTGATATCGGTATTGGAGCTGAAGAAAATGAAGAAGAACAAGAAGCACCACTTAATCTTGGACAAGTTATTTGTGGTTTAAATACATTAAAAAATGGTGGAATAATGGTTTGTAAAATGTTTTTATTTTTTAAACCATTTAATATGTCTTTATTACGTGTTTTATCTACTGTTTTTGAAGAATTTTATATAACAAAACCTTTAGCAAGTAGAGGAGGAAATTCTGAAATTTATATTGTTGGAAAAGGATATAAGAGAAATCAAAGTATAATTGATCAATTAATGTATCAACTAGTAAACTGGTCGAAAGATACAATGAATACATTTTTTGAACCAATTACACAAGATTTTTATGTAAAACTAGTTTATATGTTATATTTTATTTATGGAAGACAATTACATTTTCTTAAAAAAAATATGGATTGTGTAAAGGCAATGTACGTATTAAATACACAACCAAGAAATATAAATATATATTTAATTTCAAATTCTACAGAAAAAGATGAATTTGAATTGCGTAAAAATATGGTAGAATCTTGGAAAAATAAATTTCAAGTTCCTTATTTACCAAAACAAGATGATTTATAAAAAAAAAACATTTTATATATTATAAAATGTTTAAACGATTAAGATTAAGCAAAAATGATATTAATTCAGATATAAGAACAACACAATATATGTTAGATCAAATTGGAAAAGGATATACTATAAAAGATCTAGAAACTCGAGCTATTCAAGATTTACTTGATACAATTGATCAATATCAACTAGATAAACAAGGAACTTGGTTTGGAGTTGAACCACTTAAAGAAGCAATATATATTATTGCTTTTTTACTTGGAGCAAAAGACTTTATAAAAAATAACAAATGTAAGTATAATATGATTAGTGATAATAGTGGTGGAACATATTATCAATTATTAAAAAATATGGTAATTGGTTATAATAGATTAAGTGGAGATAATTCAATAAATCCTGATCCTTCTCCAGAGATTGATACAGATTTAGTTAGAGCTTCATGTCTATCTCCATCTCCTCCATCTCCATCTCCTACATGTCCTCCATGTCCTCAATCTGAACAATCTTCACGTAATCAAACTAGTTCATATAAAGCTCCATCAAATTATAATTCATTTATAAGAGTAATTATTGCTAGTTTATTATTCATAATTTTATCAAATCAAAAAGTATATGAATTTACAAATGAACTTATTCCAACTTTACTTCCTTCTTCATGTCCAAGTGAATTAGGTAATATATTCCATGCATTTGTATTTTTTCTCTTATTTTATGTAGTCACAAAACTAATTAAATAAAATTGATTTTTTATTTTTATTATTTAAAAGATATAACTATTATAAAAGCAATTGAAAATGAGCTTTGATAACACTCAACTTACTGTAGCCTCTGGTTATGATGTCAACAATATTATTTACGGAAAACCTCGTGATGGATCTATTCCTAATAGTTCAGTCACATTTAAGCGTGTTCAAATGGGAACTCGAAATCCTGATGGTTCTATTGGTGAGCTTATTCTACCTACTGAACGTCTATTTTCTTTTGGTCTTTCTCCGAATGTAAATATGACTACTGGAAAGACTGATGGTTATACTCTTGCGATTTGTCTATGGAATATGGATTCTCCTACAAAACAAGAGAAGGAGTGGACTGATGCATTTAATCGTATTTGTGAGCATGCTTCAACTTATATTCTTGAACATCGTGATGATGTTGGAAAATATGAACTTGAAAAGGCAGATTTGAAGAAGTTTAATCCTCTGTATCTTAAGAAAGAGAAGGGAAAGGTAGTAGAGGGATCTAGTCCGATGTTATATGCAAAGGTTTCACAGAATAAGAAGACTGAAACTATTACTAGTATGTTTTATAATACAAGTGGAGAATTGATGGATCCAATGAGTCTTTTAAATAAACAGTGTTTTGTTCGTGCAGCAATTAAGATTGAGGGTATTTTTATTGGAAGTAAAGTGAGTCTTCAAGTAAAGTTACATGAGGCAGAGATTAAATTGAAGGATTCTGGTGTAAAGCGTTTATTACGTCCAGAATTGCCTGTAGAGAAGAAGGAGGTTGAAGTTTCTTCAAACACATTTGAAGACTTAAGTGTAGATGATGATGTTGGTTCATTAAAGAGTGATGATGAAGATAATGAAGAGGAGAAAAAAGTAGAAGTTCCTCCTCCTGTTTCATCTAAACCTGTTCGTCGTACTGCAAAAAAGTAAAAAATTAGAATTAATTATAATAATTATACATTAATGTATAATTAACTTTTTTATATATAATAAATGTACAAGAAATTTAGTGAATATACACCGACACAATCTAAATTTGGATATGTTATGAATCCTCAAATATCAGGCATTGAATTTAAAAATCCATACAAAGTTAAAAATAATGATATGAGAGTACCACCTCTTGTATCATTTCAAGAATATAATCATTCAGCCTTTAAGAATGCTTATCCCCAATTAGAATTTAAGCATAACCAGTAATTCCATTTATACCAGAACCAGGAGCAATAACAGGTCCACTACCAATTAGATTATTAACAGTTTGATTTGTTCTTGCGATTTGTGAATTATTATTTAATCCTGATTGAGCACTGAAATTAGTGGTACCAGTGACACCAACATTATTAAAAATGTTATTAGTATAAAGACCTTGAATAACATTAGTAGATACTACAGGACTTACTTGGGGTGGAACAAGTCCAGCATTGTTAATGCCTGAAGTATAACCACTATTACTTAGTAAACCTAATCGAGTAGTATTTAAGATACCAAAGTTTCCAGGATTTATATTTCCATTAGAATTATTTAATGTAGAATAATATGCAGACATGTATTTTCTTTAAGGTATTATTTTTTTTTTAATTTAAAAAAAAGTTGCATATTTTTGACAAAGAGGTTTACGTATTTTTCGTAATTCTTGGGCAATCTCCATACAATCATGATCTGTTAGTACACTCTCCATCATTTTTGTTGAAATTTTTTGAAATAGTATACTAAATTCATTTAACGATTTTATTAATTCTTGTGTATATTCTCCTGTTTTATCTAATGTAATTCCTTCTTCTAAAAATCCTTCTATTAATAAACAATGTTTTTTAATACAATCATTACATCTTTTTAATGAGTGAAATAAATGATCTTCTAATAAAATTAAATTTTTAGCTGCTTCACGTAGATTAAAACGTGGATCTAGAATTTTTGATAATTTTTTATCTGTTCCACACACATTTGTTACACCATCTTCACTCATTTTACAAAGATCTTGATTCGTTGTACAATCTTCTTTTTCTTTTTTTTCTAATTTTATTTCTGTATATGGTTTAGGTAATATATCTACATCTCTATTTCCTGTTAAAAATGAATTATATCTTGATAAATAGATATCATCTTGTAAAGGATTTCCATATGAATAATCTTGTTGTTGTTTCATATTGTCTTCTTCAATTGAAGTAATACTATGAACATTTTTTTCATATTCGAGTGATGTTGATGTGTACATTTTGCGATTATCTAAAATAGAATAAGACATCTTATATTTATTTTAAAAAAGATATTTCTATAAAATGAGTAATCAACGTTTTATCGAATTATCTAGTTCATATAGAAATCGTACATTATATCCAAATCCAGCTGAATTTGAAGTTTCTTTTGTAGCTAATAATACTATTACTCATAGTGAAACAATAAGAGGAGTATATAATAAAACTCCAATTATATCTTCAATAAATAGTTCTCAAGATACTGTTATTAATGGAGTCGTTGAATATTTATTTCAAAATCTCATCACCACAAATTCTATTTTTTTTGATAATAGTTCAGGTGTAGTTACTTTAACAAATCAAGCAACTATACCTTTTACAACAATTAATCTAATTAATGTCCCTATTATTATTACAGATACACAAACTAATAATATTATTGGTATCACTACAATTATATCAACAATAACTGTAGGATTATATTTAATTGTTACATTTTCATCTTTAGTTCCTCTTTTAGATGGATATCTAAACTATATATATACATCTTGTTTAGATATGGGAACAGTAAGTGGAGGAACAAATTCAACAATTATTATAAATAGTTTAATGACTCCTTACTCCAATGTATTTAATTATTATCTTGGTTGTCAAATTAATTTATATACAGTAGGAAGTCCTTTACTATCTAGTTCAACAATTAGATTATATAATCCTAGTGTAAACACATTTTTTATTACAGAGTCATTATCTTTTCTTCCTGTATCAACAATGTATTTTACAATTACAGTAAATTCAATTGTTTTACCAGGAATCGATTTATGTGGAAAAACATTATTAGATTATGATCAATCTTATCTAAATTATTATATTGTAAATGAATCACAATCTAGTGGTACATCTATTATTTCATCAAGAATTTTATCTTTTAGTGATATATCAAGATTAGTCACAGTAGAATCATCTTTTTCATATAATATATATGATAGATTTTCTATAAGAAGGAGTCTTCCAAATGAATTTTTAACAACTATTTCAGCACCAGTTTATCAAGGAATTGTAACAAATCAAATAAATACAACTATTTATGTTTCAGGATTAACATCTAGTGCAAATTATAATGGATTTCAAATTGATATCAATGGATATCCACAAAATATTATTTCTTCTAGTTCAATATCAAATACAGAACTTTTACTTCAAGATAGTTTAATTATAGCTGGTGTTCCACCTTTTTCGATACCTTTTACAATTACTCCTATTTTTAAGAGAGTTGATCCATATCAACCTATATCTCTACAAAATTGTATTTTTCTTCCATCTACAGCAAATCGACAAGATAATTATTATACTGGAAGATATATTTATATTTATCCAAATCAGGTTACAAATAATCAAATTACAACATTACAAAATATTAAAGGAAGTTGTCTTTATATTCAATCTTATATAGGAAATGGTTATAATGCTTGTTTTGTTATAAATGTGGATACACCTGAAGTAATATCAAACACAATTTATCCAAGTTATACAAATACTCGATTACAAAGTATACAAATAGGTACATCTATTAATATTGTTTCTTTTTATCAAAATAATGCTATTCCTCTTAATTATACAGGAAGTACTGTTTCACAAAGTCAACAAGTTGCATATGAAATAAGTCTATTGAGTTTAACATTACCAAATATAACACTTATTACAGGTTCTAATATTGCATATTATCCTTATGTATATGTAGAATTTACAGTAACAACTCAAAGTTCATCACAAACTATTTATAGTAATAATCCAAAAAGTAATAAAGCTATTTTTCTTATTCCTATACGAGATATTAGATTTAAAACACAAACACCTTTTATTAAATTAAGAAGTTCTATGAGTCAAACTGTAAAATTTAAACCTAATGATTCTTTACGTTTTTCAGTTTACTTACCAGATGGAAAATTATTTAAAACAATAACAACAGATTATTATAGTCCTTCAATGCCAAATCCATTTATACAGATTAATGCATTATTTGGGATAAACCGAATTGCATAATTTTAATTTAATAGATTATATAAATTAAAATGAGTAATCGACGTTTTATTGAGATTACAAGCGCAAATAGAAATCGAAATCAATATCCTCAACCAGCTCAATTTGAAGTTCCTTTTGCACCACCACGTTCTTTAAATACAAATCAAACTATTATAGGAGCTTATAGTAGTTCTACTAATCCTTTAAATATAATATATTCTCAAAATGTTGATGTAGCTGATCTTGTTACTTCAGGAATTGTTGAATATCAATGGTATGGCTCAAATCAATTATATGATAGAGGAGTTATTACAGGTGGAATTACTCCTGTTGGTTCTACATATACATTAACTGTATCTACTCTTTCAAATACTTATACTTTTCCTGGAAGTTTTAGTATTGTATTAAATAATAGAATTATAGCTTGTACTATTAACTCTTCTACTTCTATAACTGTTACAACAACACCAGCATTAACATTATCAGTTGGTTTATCTTTTCAAATTCTAACACGTTTTACAAGTCCATCTATTTATTATGATACTTCAACATTACAAACTGGAACTACAAGTACTATTTCAAAATTTTATGTAAATGTTAATAGTTTAATTTCTCCTTATAAAAATATTCCTAATTTTTATGTTGGCTATCGATTAGTTTTAGCAACAAATGGATCAGCTGGTATTATTAATTCATATAATCCAAGTACTGGTCTTTTTACTGTTGAAATTCCGTTATTAACAACAATAACAAATCCAACAGATATAATTTATATTGTTGATCCAAGTAGTGCTTCAAATTTATCATCTCCAAATACTATTATTTTACCAGCAATAGATTCTACCGGAAAAACAATTTTAGGATATGATCAATCTTATAACGGATATTATTTAATAGATGAAACTCAATCTTCTTCAAGTTTAGTTTATAGTAAAATTGTATCTTTTGATTTTCTATTAAATAGAATAACATTAGAAAATCCTTTAACAAATTGGCAAATTACAGATAAATATACAATACGAAAAACACTACCAACTCAGTTTTTTATTACAGCAAATACTCCTACTGGATTGCCTCCATTAACAGCTATTAATGGATATAATCAAATTAATATTTCAAATTCTTTATTTTTACCATCATCATTAACTCGACCAGATAATTATTATAATGGTCAGTATATTTATATTTATCCAAATCAAGTCATAAATAATCAAATTACAACATTACAAAATATTGAAGGAAGTTGTTTTTATATTCAATCTTATATAGGAGCTCCATATAATGCATGTATTTTAAGAGATATTTCAAGTCCTAATTTAAGACAACCAAGTCAGTATTATCCAAGTTATGAAAATACTACACCTACACAACCTCTACCAGGAACATTAATTAATATTGTTAATATTTCTAATGATAATTATAATCCATTAATGTATAATGGAAGTACAGTCTCTCAAAATGAAACAGTTGCATATGAGATTAGTTTAGTAAATTTAACACTACCAAATATAACACTTGTTACAGGTTCAAGAGCATCTTTTTATCCATATTTATATGTTGAGATTTCAAATGCAACAGCTTCGAGTTCAGCTTCAAAGAATATTATTTATAGTAATAATCCAAATAGTACAGATGCTTTATTTATTGTTCCTATTACAGATATAAATGATCCGTTTCGTTCACCTTTTATTAAACTAGATGGAGGTTCAATGACTCAAACTGTAAAATTTAAACCAAATGATTGTTTACGTTTTTCAGTTTATTTACCAAATGGACAACTTTATCAACCTATTATGAGTGATTATTATAGTCCATCAGGACCTAATATTTATATGCAAATTGATGCTTTATTTGGAATTAGAAGATTAACAGGTGTATAAAATAAAATAAAAAAATTTAATTTAATTGTTTAAATTAAATGACTATTCTTCTTGTCTTATCTACTCTTACACTCATATTACTATTTTTAATCGGATATAGACAAAACATTAATGAACCTTATTATAAAAGAATTAATATTAAAGGAGAATCACCTTGGAAATGTGGATCAGTTGAATATGGAAACACATTTGATTATAAAAAACAAAAAAGTGATCGAACATATGGAGTACCAAATGGTTGTCAAAAAATATTTTAATCTTTAGCATCACGTTCTTTTTGCATCCTCATTGCCTTTGATAATAAACTTCCTGATGTACTTTTTACAACAGATTCAGCATGTTTTGTATTAATATCTCGTTGTTCATCTTTTTCATCTTTTTCAATATGTATATATGTACTAATTCCTTTTTCATCTTCTAAATCTTCAATCGGTGTAAATGAAACCTCTTTAACAGGTTTTTTTTCTTTTACACGAATTTTTTCCTGTTGTAATCGAGACTCTTCTTGTAATCGAGACTCCTCCATTTTTAATCGAGACTCTTCCATTTTTAATCGAGACTCTTCCATTTTTAATTTTTGTTCCAATATTCGTTCTTGAATATTAGAAAAAAAATCAAACGCATTCTCACCTTCATAAACATCAAAATTATTTGTTTCATCATTTAGACGTATTAAACAAGGTAAGAAAGATACTTTAATTTTTTTATCATTTAAAATTTGTTTTCTGATTTTGATATTGTCAATACATATCATATGGATAGCTTGTAATATATCAGGAGATTTATCTAATTGAAGTTTTAACTTTTTCGATGCATTTGAAAATTTACTATATAAGAGTACATCCATTTTTAAAAAAATAACACATTTTAAATATAAATTAAAATAAAATGGAATATGGAAAATTACTAGAAACTGTGAAAAATACAGTAATTGATACAAATTTAGAATATAGTACTCTTATTGATCCTTCTCAATATATAGGATGGTCTACTATAACAGAATGGAATGGATTACCTCGTCAAGTATTTACAAAATATACATTAAAAGTTATCCAAGAAAAAGTATATGAATATTTATTAAAAGCAATGAAGAAAAAAATTATACCATCTGAACGTATTGTTATTATTGCTTTATATGGTGTATATGAAAATCATATACCACGTACAGGTGATATTTATGGTAAATATCTTGTTGTTGATCAAACTCAACGTGATGATTATGGTTATATTGTGGATAAAACAATATCATTATTAATTGATGGAATAAAAAATGATATTGAAATGACTGAGGCAAATAGTAAATTAAGTATTTGGAACAGTGTTTTAGGTGATTTTAATGAAAATGGATTACGACAATTTCCTCCTCTTAAATTAAGAAATAGAGGACCAGATCGAATGTTATTTCATATGAAATATTAAAAATAATTAATTTTAATTTATATAAAATGATCTATATCATATTCTTTATTATCCTATTTTTATGTGCTAATCCACAAATTCAACAATTATTTGCTTCTTTTCTAGGAAAAGATAAACCAACTGCAATTACTGGATTATGTTTAGCATTTTTATGTTGTGTTTTAGTTATTCTTACTCTTACTTTAAATGATAAAAATAAAGAACCATTTTTATTTAAAGTAAGTGATTTTAATCCTCGTTGTAATGGAATGTATAATGGGAAACCAACAACATTTCAATATGATAGAATGGGTTGTAATTATAATGAACCTGTAGGATCAAATCCTGATATTATTACATCAAATCAAAAAAGTATAAAATCATTTTGTAATCAAGAACAAAATCCACCATTAGGAATGAATGCAAATAAAGATAGTCAATTATATGGAAATGAATATAAAATTTAAATTATAGTAATAATAATAAATGAGCAGTTTATTATTATTTAACCCTAAAGATCAACCTTATGGACTATTATCTCCTTTATCTGACCAAATTGTATCAAAGTCATATACTGAACTCATTAAAGATATATCTTTAAGAAAATCAATTCAACGTGAAGATGAAAAAAATGCTAGAATATATTCATTAGAAATCTTTGAAAAAGTTCAATATGAAAAATATCAATCTTTTTTAAAAAAAGGATTAGACATCAAATACAGAGAAGATGTTGCTCGTAAAGATCTATTATCCATTCCCAATAAAATTATTATCTATGAATCAAAAAATGATTTATTAGGAATGCATCTTGAAGGAGGATCCTATATTGGAAGTAATTTTATCGGTAAATATCTAATGGAACTTTATAAAAAATATAAAGAAGAAGAAAAAGAACAATATCAATTTTTTATAAATAAAGTATACAGTGTATATCATACATTAAAAGCAGAAATTATTAATGGAGAAAATAATTTAGAAAACTATATCAATAAAACAATTGATGAAATTATAGCAATACGTATCCTTGAAAATAATCCTATTCAACTATTAAATTTTGCAGATGAACAAGAAATCGCTTATTTCTTAGTCGTTCCAGAATCACTAGCTACTATATTACGATCCTGTTATGTCAATGATTATAATATATCGTTAAAACAAAAAATAAATGAAGAGATTAAAGATCAATTAATTCTTTTTTATTTAGATAAAACACTTCAAGTATCTGGAGAGATGTTAAAAAAGGTAATTATGCATCTTTATAAAGAGAATCATATAGTTCCTTTAAAAGATCGTTTATTTCGTCTTTATAAATTAGGATTAATGAAAGAATTTGTATTTTTAAAAGAAACAAAAGACTTGGTAGTAGATGAAAATGATTGTAAACAATTTATGGAATATAAAGTAGAAAAAGTAGAAAAAAAAGAAAATAATGAATTATATATTATTCGTGAAGATAATATGCATAGTCCTTTTTATGATATGATGATGAAAGATAAGAATTTTTATTTTAATGTTCATCAATATGCTATTAAACATTTATTAGAATCAATTGATGTACCTAAAGATATATCTTATCATAAAATAAAAAATCCAGATGATGATCGATTGTTTCTTAGTAACCAAGAATTAGGTAAAGTATATGAATTTTATAAAAATAAATATATATATGAAACAGTTAGACATAAAGCGAAAGAATTACTTGATAGTAAATATAAACAAAAATTTGATTATCAATTATTATTATCTACTCGAACTAAATATAAAGATATTATTTTCAATGATAAAGAAGATCTTATTCTTGGAGATGATTTTAATTTTATTGGAAAATATTTAGTAGAAAAAAGACAACAATTATATGAAATGTATGGAGATATAGATTATAAAATGTTTGTTAAAATAGAAAAAGAAAATAAACTAGATGAATTATTAAAAGATGAAAAAATAAGAAAATTTAGTTTACAAAAAACAAAAGATTTATATCAAATGCTTTTATCATTTAAAAATAATGTTGGATCTTATACCGATCTTGAATCCTTTCAATTTATATTTAAAAATTTCTTAGATTGTATTCATCAAATTAAATTTGATGATTTTGATAAATCATCTGTTCCAATCGAATTTAAAAGAATGTTTTCTGTTACAAAAGATTGTGTTGAAGAATTATGGATGTATTGTTATTATATCTATAAAATTTCATTAAAATTACAAAAAGATATTCCTATCTTTGAAGTAATGGAAAAAAATAGAAAAGTAAAATCATTAACATCACTTAAAGGTGTTTCATTATTACCTTTTGATAATTTTAATATTTTAGCACGACAATCAAAAATTCAACCTAGTAAATCTGTAAAATCTGGACATTTTGATGAAAGATTATTAAAAGAAAAAACTACAATTGATTTTAGACGTTTTCATACTACTGAAGAAAGTCAATATAGTTCATTATTACCTAAACATGTAAAACCTGTAGAAGAAGTATTTAAAAGATGGTTTGATATAAATGAAGATAAACTTATTGTTGATGCAACTGCTCATATTGGCGTAGATACAATTCATTTTTCAACTATATTTCCAAAATCAAAAATTCATTCTTATGAAATTAATCCAGATACATTTGAATTACTTCAACAAAATATCGTTGAATTTAATAAAACAAAACAAATTAAAGCATTCAATTCTAGTTTCTTAAATGCATCACTTGATCAATCTTATTTTATTTATATTGATGCTCCTTGGGGAGGTAGAGATTATAAGAATGTTCCTATTGGAAAATTTGAATTATATTTAGATAAAATGAATATAAAAGAAATTGCTAGACTTTTACTTGTAACTGAAAAAACAAAAACAGTTGTTTTAAAAGTCCCTTTTAATTATAATTTTTCAGATCTAAGTCATTTTATAGTTGAAAGAGCAGATATAAAAGATAATGGAAAAACATCATTTGTCTTGTTAAAATTATCTATGAATGAAAAAGAATTAAGAATTCCTTTACTTCGTTCTTTATGTGTTTCTGCATTTTTAAATATTTTTGATACAATTAAAATGTTTCAACCTGATTTTATTTTAAATGAAAATACATTACACTTTGCATTTCAATTACTTTATTTATCAAATGAAAAAGTAAAACTAAACAAAGATTTAAAATATAATTTTCATTATCAAGAAATGATTTTACCTTTTATTCCTATTGAAAATCAAAAACATCAAGAATTAATCGATTTAACTGTTATTTTTCAACAATATATTGAATATATCATACGTAACCCTATTAAAGTAGAAAATATCATTAGCAGAATCTTATTATTTAAATCTTCCAAAAAAGTTACATTTAAACAATCGATGAGAGAACAAGAAGAAGCTCTTTATGAAATGGAAGGTGAAATGGAAGAAGAGGAAGAAAAATTTAATTTTGATGATGATGATGATGATGAGGAAGAAGAAGATGTAGAAGAGGAGTTAGAAACAGGTGCAGATTATGATGCAGAAGAACATGAAGATGAGTATGGAGTTGAATATGATTTTGAATGAATTATATAAAAAACTTATTTTATATAAAAATGATTATAAATGAAAAAGAGATTTCTACATTTAAAGAAGATACAAAAGAAGATTTATTTTATCGAATTTCAGTAGCATTTGATACATTACCTGAATATATTTCAGAAATAAAAGATAATCATGTTTATTTTATAAATGAATTAATTTTGGAAACACGAGAATCATTTGAAGATTTTTATAAATCATTGCCTATTTTTCCTTATCTTGATCCACAGACATTAATATATTTATGGCTTTTTTATAAAAAAGAAGATGAAATTGAGGAATTTAATAATTATCCTTATTTACGAAATATAATAGAAAAATATAAATGGAATGCATTGATTGATGATTTTGATAAAAAAGAATTTGAAGAATCTGTTCGTAAGAAAAAACGTTTTTTTAAATCAAAAGTAGAAGAAAATAATAATATCTATGAAGAAATAAAAATAATAAAAGAACAGAAACATACAGAATTTAAAAAACAACGATATCATATTTCTTTTTTATCAACATTTTCTTATTCACTTGATTATTTATATAGTAATATGAAATCAACCATATATATACCTTTCATGTCTTTTAAAAATATATGCAAAATTGAAAAATCGTTTCCATATAATTGGAATGAAAGTTTTGATGATAAAATTATTGTAAAATTATATATAGAGAATCAATTTATTACAGGATTCATTTCACTTCAATCAGATATTCTTACATTTGAAATTAGTATTGATTTTGTTTTTTCAGAAGTGATTGATTTTAAAAAATATATTTCGGAGATCTTTTTATTTCCAATTGAATTTAAAGAAAAAAAAGATGAATATGATATTTATGGTGTATATTATTTTCCAAATTTTTATTTTAATAAATATATTTTTAGTCATCTTATTATGAATGATACTATTATTTCAAAATTTCTAAGTGTAGATGAGAGTATTAAAGCAAGTACAAAAAAATCTGGTATACTTACTAAATTTAATGGAGGATTAGAAGATGGAAAAGAAGTTGATGTATCTTGTAATATTATTTGTAAAAAAGTAGATAAAAATGATATGGAAATTAAAAGTTATTATTTTACACCTGGTTCTTATTATGTGCGTTTACGTTTATCTGGTTTTAAAGATATGAATACAATATCTTCTTTTATTTCATTTTTATCAAAAGTATTAACTATATATCAAACAAAAAAAGATAAAATTTTTCCTTTATATAGAAAATATATTAATTTAGAAGAAAAAGAACCAGAAATTGAAGAAAAAGAAGAAAAAAAGATATTAAAAAATATACAACCTGCTTTATTTGTTTCTGGATATACAAGAAAGTGTGAATCAGATAGACAACCTGAAATTATAGAAAAAAAAGATGTTGGAGATATGGAAGAATATGTTGATTATATACAATATCCAGAAGATGATTATTGTTATCATTGTAAAAATAATTCAATATATCCAAATATTGGATTAATGGAAAATACACTTACAAATATGAATGAATATCCATATTTGCCTTGTTGTTATAAAGAACGAAAAAATAATAATAATAATATTGATATTTACTATTTTAATGAAGAAAAAAAGGATCATAAACAACAATTAATTATTTCAACATTACATCGTTTATTACCAAAAGGACATTATGGTGAAATACCAACTAATTTAAAAAAATTATTATCAAGTTTATTTAAAGATCATTATTTTTATCGTCTTGGTGTTTCTGATACAAAACATAGTTTTTTAGAATGTGTTCAAAAATCAGTAGAACAAAAAGTATCTATCTCTTCTTTATCTATTGCATCACAAGAAAATCCAGATTTATCGATCAAAGAGATGAAAGAATTATATAAAAATAAAGATAAATATTTAGATCCAAGAAGATGGATTAAACTTTTAGAATATTTTTATCAATGTCATATACATGTTTTTTCAAGAAAACATAAAGATAAATTTGTAACACTTGTTAGTCCTTTTCATAAAGGACCTTATTTAGAATATAAAAAAACATATGATAAAACTATAATTATATTAGAAAATCAAGATGGTAGAACAGGAGAACTTCGATGTGAATTAATTGTTATGAAAAAAGATGAATATAAATTATTTTTTCCAATGAAATTACCTATTGAAAAAACTCAATTCTATCTTACATTAACTAAAAAACCTCTTTTAAAATACTCTATTGAACCAGATTTAACTAATATTAAATCTCAAGTACTAGACTCTCTGAAAAAAACAAGATGTCTAATTACAAATACAAATGTATGTCTATTATGTGATCCTATTCCACCACTTAATTTACCTATAGAAGAACGAACAAATTTTGAAAGTGATCCAAAAGAAATTGAAAAAATAAAAATTCCTTCCATGTTTCATGTAAAAATTAAAACAATAACACAAAATAAACTTTCTGAATATATTATCATTAAAAAAATATCATTTATTCTAGGAGAATTCTTTATCTATCTATTTTCTGATTTCTCCAAAGATAAAGATAAAACAAATTTAATTTATCTAATTAAAGATTTTATTGATCAACATATTTTAATAAAAAATCCAGTCTATTCTATTATACCCTCTTCTATTATCAATATAGAAACAATGATAAAATGTGGTTACTATAAAGATAATAAAATAATTATTAAAAATAATGAGACATTAAAGAGACTAATATGTTTATTACGATTACGTATGATGAATGATTATCAAAAGGTAAATAGTTATCACGAATCAAAAGAATTTTATGATTTTTATAAAGAAATTTCAGATTTTCAACATTATGATAATATTTTATTGTATACATCTGATTTATCAAAAATAGAAAATTATGATACAACTGTATATTATACATTTCAAAATTTACCAATCTATTATCTAATTATAAAAGGTAAATTATATTTATCTAAAAAAATAAAAGATGAAATAGATCAAAATGAATATTTCATTATTGTGTACAATCAAGAATTAGAAAAAATAATTGAAAAAGGAGATGAATCTCATGAAAAAATAATAATGATTGAATATATGGATAACTCAGTCAAACAATATCAACATTTATTTTTACTTTAAACGTAATAAAAACATATATTTATGTATTTCAGCTACTATTTCATCTCTTATATTTGATAAATCTTCTTTTAATTTTAATGTCATTAAATATTTTTTATATTTTTCTAATTGAAGTAAAAGATCATTTAATGTTAATGAAACAGATTCAACCATTATTTTTTTAAATGTTAATCTCTTCTCTTGTCCTTGATATGTTTCAATAAATCTATCAAATAATTTATCCAGTTTTTCATAGAGTTCTCCAGATACAACATGTTGTGTATAAATATTAGTAGTCCAATGGTATAAACGCACATCTTGTTGAATAGATAAAAATTTTTGTAACATTTATTTAATTTATTTTTTTTTAATTATAATTTATAATTTATAATTTATAATTTATTTTTTTAATTATTATTTATAATTTATTTTTTTTATAATAAATGGATACTAAACAAGTTATTTTCGTCGTATTATTTTATATTACGGTCGTTGGAGCTCTTAATTGGGGTCTTCAAGTTGCTGGATACAATCTGGTTGAAAAAATGGCATCTCTTGCCGGTGATAGCGCTAAAACGGTTGAAAATTCAGTCTATGTCGTTGTAGCTCTTGCTGGTTTAGCTGCTGGTGTCATGTACACTATGTACTTAGTAAAAAAAGATGATGAAAAAAATAATTAAAATTGAATTGATAAAAACAAAAATGAAATAAATAAAATGAAGATTTTATTTATTGGAGATCCTCATATTAAAACAGATAATCATCATGAAGTTGATATTTTACTTTTTGAACTAGAAAAGATATGTAAATCAATCTATTTTGATCGTATTATTATAGGTGGAGATGTTATGCATTATCATGAACGAATTTTTACACAAGCATTAAATAAAACATTACATTTTATAAATACATTATCTACCTATGCACCTGTTGATATTCTTGTTGGAAATCATGATATGATTAATAATCAACAATTTTTAACTTCAAATCATTGGTTAACTATTTTTTATAATCATAAAAATATATATATTATTGATAAACCTGTAAAACGAAACATAAATAATTTTATATTCATGTTATGTCCATATGTTCAAAATAAACGTTTTATTGAAGCATTAGAAACAGTAGATCAAAACTGGAAAGAATGTAATGTCATTTTTGCACATCAAGAATTTAAAGGATGTAAAATGGGTGCAATTGTATCAATTGAAGGAGATGAATGGAATAAAGAATATCCTCAAGTTATTAGTGGACATATTCATGATCATCAAATAATAGATAATATTTATTATCCTGGAACACCTTTACAACATTCATTTGGAGATTCAGATAAACGTATTGTTTGTTATATTGATGAGAAACAACACATAACAACAATTGATTTAGATGTACCAAAGAAAAAGATAGTAAAAGCGACACTTTCAACTTTACCAGAAATAAAAGAATCATCTACCAAAATTAAATTATCAGCAACACAGGAAGAATTTAAAATATTTAAACAGACTGAACAATATAAAGAATATATGGAAAAGGGTGTAAAAATTCAGTTAGAAAAAGTAAAAATAGAAATTCATTCAGAACAAAAAACATTTCAAACTATTTTAGATGATTTAATTACAAAAGATGGTAATTCATTGTTAAAAAAAATTTATAAATCTATATTATAAATGAATAAAAATATTACATTTATAGATGATTTATTTGATGTATCATCTATACAATCTCCATCTTATATAGATGAAGGTAATCGTGAGCGTGAAGAATATAATAACCAAATTCAATCTAAACATATCCGAAAATATAAAGATAACTCATATGGTATAAATGGTGGTATACAAAACGATTTTTTTCCTCTACCTCCTCCTCAACAAACATTTCAACCTACATTACCTCAACAAACATTTCAACCTACATTACCTCAACAAATATTTCAACCCCAACAATCTCAACAACATATTTTACCAGAAGATATATCTTGTTTAACAATTTCAACTCATATAAAAAATTGTCCTATTTGTTCAAAATTTTATAATAGTGATTATTCATTCTATATTATATGTATTATTTTATTAATTATTGTATGTTCACTTTTAGTTAAAAAATTAATTGAAAAAGTCTAATTTAAATAGATAAATTTAATAAATCTATCTATGTTTAAAGGAATTGTTTTATCAGGAGGTGGTATAAAAGGTTTTGGTATACTAGGTGGTATACAATATTTACTAGATAATCAATTATGTGATTTTAAATATTATTCTGGTACAAGTATAGGTGCTATTATATGTTATTTTTTAGCAATAGGTTATACACCAATTGAAATGATTATTTATATCATCTCTAAAAAAGTTTTTGATATACAAGATGCAAATATAGATTCTTTTTTAAAAGGAGAAGGAATGTATCATTTTTCAATGTTTTTAACACATTTTAAAGAAATGACAATTGAAAAAATAGGATATCTTCCTACATTAAAAGACTTGTATGATAATTTAGGAAAAGTTTTATATACATGTACATATAATATTACAAAACAAAAAAAAGAATATATTTCATATCATACACATCCAGATATGTTATGTATTGAAGCAATTCAATTATCTTGTAGTTTACCTTTTATTTTCAATGATTGTATTTATAAAGATGAATATTTTATTGATGGAGGACTTGTTGATAATTGTCCATTTTTACCAATCACAAATTTAAATGAAGATATCAATATCGTTATTTTTAATTTAAAAAATGAATCAAAAAATGAATATTATAAAATGATTGATAAATTTTATACTATTATTATGATTCCAATTAATGAATTATTAGAATTACAATTAAAATCATTAAAAGAAAATTGTAAAATAATTCATCTTCAAATGGAATCTATTAAAATATATGAATTTCATATTACTCATTCAAAAAAACTTGAACTTTTTTCAGTTGGATATAATATTACAAAATCTTCTATAATAAAATAATTAATCATTTAAAGCTCTTTCAATAAAGTAAAAATGTTAAGAAAACCAATTATTACTGTAACGAAACTTTCTACAGATAGACCATCTTTTAGACCTAAAAATTTCCCAAGGATGCCAAATATGTATTTAGAACTCGTTGAAAATAAAAGTAAAATAAAATTGGATCTAGTTAACAAAGAATATATTCCTACTAAAAAAGAACGTGAACCAGAACGAAGAGAACAAAGTGAACCAGAACCTGACCGAAAAGAAAATAGTGAAGATCAAGAACGTGAAACTGAACGTGAACGTGAAACTGAACGTGAACGTGAACGTGAAAAAGAACATGAAAATGAAAAAGAACGTGAACGTGACCGTGAAAAAGAACGTTCTGATGATAAAAGTCCTGATAAACGATCATCTCCTGAAAAAGAAGAAGAAGATGATGGATTATCTTCACGTTTAAAAGAACTTTTAAAAGATAAAAAAGATCCAGTTATAAAACAAAATGATGATGAAATTCAAACAGCTCCACGTCTTTCTGAAATATCAGGAGGTTCTTATCTTCCTAAAAAAACAATGACTGATGTATCACGACAAACATTTGATGATGAAGATTTAAAAAGAGAACTCTTATTCAAGTTTGATTTATTACGTAAATCATATAAAAATGCTAATATACCAGAATTTAGTATTCACAGTGATTATTCTACCATGCAACGTACATATGATGCAACAATTCGACAAGTTAATGTAGATAATAATATTGAAACATATAAAAGTTATCTTATTACAGGATTTTATATTACAGAATTTGTACTTGGATACTGGCTAAAATTTGATATGCAAGATTTTACTAAACAACAAATTGTAAATATGAGTAAATATGAACATCTTTTAATCGAATTAGGTGAAAAGAACTATGTACCTGAAGGTAGTAAGTGGCCAGTTGAAATAAGATTATTATTTACTATAATAATTAATGCAGCTATTTTTATTGTAACAAAAATGGTTATGAAAAAAATAGGAAGCAACCTCTTTAATATGACTGAAGAACCACAAGCACCAAAAAGACGTATGAGAGGTCCTGATGTAAATTTATAAATTAAAAAAATTATTTTATAAATAAATGGCTGAAGTAAAATATAATCAATTAAGTGAAAAACAACTTTATGAAATTATTATGGCTACAGATGAATTACTTGGTGATAATAAACAATTAACTGCAATTAGACCTTTTATTGAAATCGCTAAAGAATTCGATCCCAGTATTTATTCTGAAGATTGGAAGAATTTCACAAAACAATTTAAAGATTTAGGTACTCGAGACCAAAAAAGTAAATTAAAAGAACCATTAGCTAAAAAAATAGCAAAACTTATTTTTAAGAACATTAAATTAGAAGAAGAAGACGAATATCATAGTCCAACTGCTGAAGAAACCCAACAACAAGTAGATAAATTAAAGAAAGAATTAGGATTACCCGTACCAGCAGCAAAGACTGAATCACCTAAGAGGGTATTACCTAAGACGACAGCAACAAAGACTGAATCACCTAAGAGGGTATTACCTAAGACGAAAGCTAAAAAAACGTCTAAATATGAAAATATATTAGATAGATATACACCGACAGATATAGAAAAAGCTACTAAAGCTATTAATAAAACAATTCAAAATGATCAAAGTTCTGAAAATTTAGTTGAATATTTAGATGCATTAAAAAAAAAATATGTAAAAAAATTTTTAGAAAATCTAGATGAAAATACAGAAAATTCTATTTTATTGAATGCATGTATCTATCACTATTTAAAAGACGTGAAAAAAAATCCAGGTAAATCACGATCACAATCACCTGTAAGACGTAGATCACCATCACCTGTAAGACGTAGATCACCATCACCTGAACGTAAATCAGCTGATACAAAATCTATTTATAATGATCTTGTAAAAGGATACACCACTTCACAAAAAGATGAAGCAAAAGATTTTATTAAGGAAAAGCTTAAAGGTAAAAACTTATCAACATCTAATTTATTAAAATTTTTAGAAGCATTAAAAAGGAAAGAAGTAACTTTACTACAAAAATTTGATGAAAATACAAAAGAATCTATTTTATTAAATGCATGTATCTATCACACATTAAAAGATATTAAAAATACTGAGCGTTCATCAGGACATAGATTAGAATATCTTAAACAATTATATAAAGGTAAAAACTTATGTGATAACAATAAACCATGTGATGTAGGAGAGTGTGATTTAAAGTCAAAAATGTGTGTAGATGAAACAATGACTGCATATTATGAAGGAATGGAAAAACGTACTATTAATGGAAAAAATTTTCTTGGTACTAAAGAAATACTTGATAAAGCATTTCCCCAAGTAGATGAAGTAAAAGAAGCTGTATCTGAACCTGAAGAAAAAGAAGAAGTTGTATCTGAACCTGAAGAAGAAGAAGTTGATTTAGATGTAAATATTAAAGATCTTGGTAAATTAACAGAATTACAAAGAGCTTTAGTTGAATGTTTAATGCCAAGCACAAAACCTTAAATTAATAATTTTATAAAATTATTAATCTATAAAAAAATACATAAATAAATCATCATAAGTTAAGTTTTCTGCTATTGGTATACCCTTATCATAAACATATTTTTTAATAAAAAGTAAACTATCAGAAACACATTCATAAGCAAGTTCATCACATTTTTCTTGTAAATAAGATTCATCTATATCATCTATTGTGATCTCTTTATCAAAGAAATTTTCATCTTCATCCATATTTTGAACTCTTTGAATAAATCAATTTACAAAATGTATCAAAATGATATTCTTTATATACCATATTTTTATTCTTTAAAATAGACTTTAATGTTGAAAATAATTCTTTTAATTCTGAATTATATTCTTCAAACCACTTTTCATACATTAATTTTTTCATTTTTATTAAAGAATAATCTTTTAAATAATATCTAATTCATTTAATTCTTTCTCTAATTCTTTATCTAATTCTTTATCTAGATCATCTACTTCATCTACTTCATCTACTTCATCTACTTCATCTACTTCGTCTACTTCTACTTTTTCTACTTTTTCTTCTATAATTGTAACTTTTGGTGAAGTTTGTTTGACAGGCTCTCTCTTAGAAACATTTAATGTTACAAAATCAAATATAGGTTCAATCTTTGGAGATTTTTGTTCTAACATTTTTATTTTCTTTTTTAACATATTCATGTCTTCATGTAATAGTTGAGATGTTTTTACAAGTTGTTCTTCTAATAATTTCATACGATCTCCAAGTTGCCTAGATTTTGTATAAAAAAAATATGATATAGTTCCAAATACAATAATTTCAAGAGAAATGTGTATTAATATTTTTTTATCTTGAAAGATTGACATTTTTAGTTTAGTATAATCTTTATATATAAATTAAAAAATAGGTGTAAAATTAAAATTTAAATGTTCAAAAATCTCTTTTACAATCTCATCATGAAAACTTTTTCGATCTAATGTTTTTAACATATTAAAATCAGCTTGTTTACAAGGATATTTATGTTTTCGTAATAACTGAAATAATACATATTGTGTATTTATAAAACTTTTTCTATCAATTTTTCCAGTAAATTTAAACTTTTGATCATAGATATTCGATATTTTATCAAAATCTTCCATTAATACATCCTCTAAATGAGAAATATTATCAACTTTTTTACCTGTTAATTTATGATATATTAATACAATATCTTCATAATGTTTTGAATGTCCTGTTTCTTTTAAAAATAATAAAATATGTTCTTTTGTTACTCGTAAAAAACGATTCATTACATTTTCATCTTTATCAATAATTCCATGTAATATTAATTGTTTTTCTATATCATCATACACTTTTTGATCAATTGTTGAATTTTGTTTTCCTTGATACTGATTAATACAATCCTTAAAATGAATACGACGTTCATATGTATATTTATTTGATACATTTACCCTTGATATATCCTTATAACAAGATGATTTATATGATTTTTCTTCTTGTGTTCCACAAGATTCACATATTTCTACATTATTATATTCATTAAAAACAAATTCTACACTTGATTTACATTTTTTACATTCTTTTCTTTTTAAAGGAGATTTATTATTTTTTGAAACAATATCATCTAAATCACCATAATCAATATGATATGTTTTTAAAATTTCTAAATATTTTTTAACAATAATACGAACATCATTCTGATTTGTTGTTTTTTTTGACATGAATGAAATCTTTGAATATTGAGAAATAATACTCTTATATGATTCTAAAATAGGAGTTACATCCATAATATAAAAATTTAAATTTGTCTGAAAATCAATCATCTTTTTTTTATTTTTATCTAATTCATTTAATTTATCATGTAAATCTTTTATAATATGTATCGATAAATCTGTATCTAAAATTTCTTTTATATCATATATTTCCTTTTCTAATTCTTTCATTTTTTCATCACTCATTTTCCATTTATCACGTATATTTTTATCTATATTTAATATATCAATCTCCATTTATAACTATTTATCTTTTTAAGATAAATAAACTACACTGATTCAGATTTATTATTTAATTTTTTCTTTATATACTCTTTCTTTTGGTTTGATTTACAACTTTTACAATTTGCACATAATCCATCCTTTGTACTCTTCTCTTTATAAAATTTATCCAATTCCTTTATACTTTCACATAGATTACACCATTTATACATGTCTTTATCATATTCTGGAATATCCACTACTTTTTTTACTTTTCTTTTATCTCCATAAACTCCTATTAAATAACAATCTTTACAAAGTCGATTTACTCCATCTTCATTTCCACAATTCTTAAAAAATTTTGATAAAGGTAACATTCTACTTTCCTCTGTCTCATGTGTTATACCACCACATCTCTTTGTAATCTCTTCTTTTTTTTCTTCATCTGATTCTTCTAAAAGCATTGTAAGTTTTACATTGTGTTCATTAAATGTATTTAATTCTTGTTCCGTTTCTAATGTATAATTGATGTTTAATATATCCGCTAACTTTTTAATACCATCTACCAAGTCTTCTGTCTTAATATTTGTAATAAATTCACGATTATTTGGATATAACTCTTTATCATATTTTCGTTTGATTGAAGCTTCTAATAATACATAATCTTCCG